GGTGATGCCGACCCTGACGCAACTCGACATCGGCAAAAACGTTGGGTCGTCGGCGCGCTATTGGAACAGCACCATCTCCCGCATCCGCATCTACAACCGCGCCCTCTCTGACGCCCAACTCCAGGCGCTCACCACATGACCCTAGACCCCGCCAAGAACCACTTTGACGGCCCTATCGGCATCCCGGTTCTCAGCGAGCCGGACGCGGAGGGCTTCCGCACGCTTCTCAGCTACCGCCCCGGCTACCACGTCAACGCCACGGAGCTTGGCATGGCTGTGGCTGACTTTACCGCCTACCAGATCGAGCCCGAGACCCCCAATCAGGTCTACGGCGGGACGACCTACTTCCTGAAATTTGCGGACGAAGAAGAGGCGCGGAAGATGATCCCCGCTGAGTTCTGGATTGACGACCCCGCCCTGCCCGACGACATGGAAGCCGACCCACCCCTCAAGGGCAAGTAGACCATGGCCGGCCCAGCGTTCACCCCCAACCAGGCCCCGATGTATCAGCCGCCGGTCAGTCAGCCGATGACCGCCGGCGGGCTGCTGCACGCCGCCCCTCTGTCGGCGGTGCTGGAGGAGGAGCGCAAGGCGGCCCAGGACGCCCAGGCCCAGCCGGTAATCACTGGCCTGGCCGGGCACATCAAATCCTGCTGGCAGGACGCCACGACGGCCCGGCAGTCGACGAACGTCGAGAACCGCCTGCTGCAGAACGAGCGCGCCCGTCGGGGCGTCTATGACCCGGACAAGCTGCAGCACATCCAGGCCGAGGGCGGGTCGGACATCTACTCGAACCTGACGTCGGTGAAGTGCCGGGCCGCCAGCTCATGGATCCGCGACGTGGTGGTCAGCACCGGCGTGGACCGGCCGTGGTCTATCCGCCCGACGCCGGTGCCGGACCTTCCGCCGGATATCGACGAGAAGATCGTCGCCTCGGTGGGCGCCGAGCTGGCGCAGGCGATGCAGTCGGGCGTGCTGGTCTCGGACGACGACATCACGGCGGCCCTGCTGGCAGCCAAGGAGCAGGTCAGGGACGACGCCGTCGCGGCCGCCCGGGTGCGCTCGGCGCGCATGGCCGACAAGATGGAAGACCAGCTGGTCCAGGGCGGGTTCCTGGCGGCCATGGACGCCTTCATCGACGACCTCACGACCTTCCCGACGGCGGTCCTCAAGGGCCCCGTCATGCGCAACAAGCCGCAGCTGACGTGGACGCCGGACCCCGAGGCTCCGGGCAAGTTCACCCCCACGATGGTCAAGCAGATCGTCATGGAGTGGGAGCGCGTCTCGCCCTTCAACATCTACCCCTCGCCCGCCAGCGTGGACATCGACGACGGCTACCTGATCGAGAAGCATCGGATGAGCCGCAACGACCTGCACCAGCTGATCGGCGTGGAGGGCTACGACGACGGCGCCATCCGCCTGGCGCTGGAGGACTACAGCCCGCGCGGACTGCTGGACGAGAGCCACACCGAGAACGCCATCGCCTCGGCCGAGGGCAAGTCGACGTCGCAGACCTCGGTCAACAAGGACGGCCTGATCGACGCCCTGCAGTACTGGGGCTCGGTCCCGGGCCAGACCCTGCTGGACTGGGGCATGGACAAGGACGAGGTCCCGGATCCGATCAAGGAGTACCACATCGAGGCGTGGCTGGTCGGCGACTACGTCATCAAGGCCGAGCTCAACTACGACCCACTGTGCCGCAAGCCGTACTACAAGGCCAGCTACGAGAACGTGCCCGGGTCCTTCTACGGCAACTCGGTGTGCGACCTTCTGCGTGACACCCAGCAGGTGGCCAACGCCGCCAGCCGCGCGATCGTCAACAACATGGGCATCGCCTCCGGCCCGCAGGTGGTCATCAACGTCTCGCGCCTGGCCACGGGCGAGGACGTCACCCAGCTCACGCCCTGGCGCATCTGGCAGGTCACGGACGACCCCATGGGGTCGGCGCAGGCGCCCATCACGTTCCACCAGCCGGACAGCCGGATTGGTGAGCTCATGAGCGTGTTCACCATGTTCAACCAGATGGCCGACGAGTACTCGGGCATCCCCAAATACATGGCGGGCTCGAGCGCCGGCGGCGCCGGCCGGACCGCGTCGGGCATGAGCATGCTCATGAACAACGCCGGCAAGGCGATCAAGCAGGTCATCAGCAACATCGACATCGGCGTGATGACGCCCATGCTCGAGCGCCTCTACGACCACAACATGCAGTACAGCGACGACCCGGACCTGAAGGGGGACGTGCAGATCGTCGCGCGCGGGGCCTCCTCGCTGGTGGCCAAGGAAAGCGCGCAGATGCGCCGCAACGAGTTCCTGGCGGCGACGGCTAACCCCGTCGACCTGCAGATCGTGGGCGTCGAGGGACGGCACGCCATCCTGCGGGAGACCGCCCGCAACCTGGACATGGACGTGGACAAGGTGGTCCCGTCGCTGGACGTGGTGCGCAAGCGCATGGCCCAGGCCACGATGTCCGCGCAGGGCCCGCAGGGGTCCCCGCCGGCGGCCGGCCCAGGTGGCGAACAGCTGCTGGACGGCACGCCGACGACCGACAACTATTCCCCGCAAGGTCAGTAGGAATATAATCCCCTTGACTGATCACTCAACGCGAGCATAACTGGACGAAAGATGCTTCAGAACCCGACCACGGCCCAGCTTCGAGCGCTGTACGCGCTGACGAGATCAGCCCACTGGAAGGACTTCATCAGCATCTTCGAGACGGACCTGGAACTCCTGAACGGGCACTTGGCCCAGCGCTCCGACGAGGTGGCGCTGCGACAGCTGCAAGGTAAGGCCCAGTACGTCAGAGCCTTTCTGGGTCAGGTGGACAAGCTCCACGAGACCCTGGAGAAGCTAGGGGAAACGGTCCTCTAGTTACACCCGCTGACCGTGAGACGAGCGCAGAGCGCCGACGTCCAGTCGCAGCAGGAGATCGACATGAGTTTGCCAAAGCAGGTCCAGCAGCAGCTGGAGGAAGCCGAGCGCCTGGAGGCGCTGGTTCAGGGCCAAGCCCCTGACCCCGCACCCGAGGATCCGCAGGACCCCCCTCCGGCAGAGCCCGCTACCCCCGCCGAGGAGACCACGTCGCCGGCAGAGCCGGCCGCCGAGACGCCCCCCGAGGCGCCCCAGGATGACAAATGGGAGCAGCGCTACAAGTCCCTGCAGGGCACGTTCCGTGCCTACCAGGAACGGACTGGCTCTGAGATCGCAGCCCTCACCCGCCAGGTTGAGACGCTGACCGCCCAGGTGGCAGACAAGGACGCGCCCGCCCGGAAGACCGGCAAGACGCAGGTCACAGACAAGGATGTCGAGGACTTCGGTCCCGAGCTTCTGGACGTCATCCGCCGCCAGGCGGAAGTGGTGGCCGAGGAGCGGCTGATCGAGGTCAATGCGGAGAACGCCCGCCTGCGCGAGCAGCTGACGAGCGTGACCGACCGCCAGGGAATGTCCGACCGCCAGGTCTTCTTCGGTCAGCTCGCGTCGCTGGTGCCTGACTACGAGGACGTCAACCTGGACCAGGGCTTCATGGACTGGCTCGCCGAGGTGGACCCGCTCAGCGGACTTCCCCGACAAGCCTATCTCAATGACGCCTTCGAGCGGATGGACGCCCAGCGGACAGCCACGCTGTTCAACAGCTACAAGCAGGCGGTTTCCCCGCCCCAAATCCCGGCGCCCGCCGCCCCTGCCCGCAACGGGCTCGAGCGCCACGTCGCCCCTACGACCGCTCGGTCGACGACCGTCGTGCCGCCTGCGGCGCAGACCAAGATCTGGACCTCCGCTGAGGTGGAACGGTTCTACAAGGACTGCACGTCAGGCAAGTACGCCGGCCGCGACGCCGAGCGAGCGCAGACCGAGATTGAAATCGACGCCGCCATGGTGAGCGGCCGGGTGAGATAGCCCGGCGGACATGGCGGCATAACCCTCTGGAGACGCCGCCATGTCCACCATCACTCCCGCCGCCGTGACCCCGGTCCAGGCGCCGTTCAACACCAGCCCGTCCTACTCGGGTACGTTCATCCCCACCATTTGGTCGGGCAAGCTGAACGTCAAGTTCTACGCGACGACTGTGTTCGGTGAGATCGCCAACACCAGCTACGAGGGCGACATCCGCTCCCTCGGCGACAAGGTGATCATCAACAACATCCCGTCGATCACCATCCGCGACTACACCGTCGGCAACACCCTCAACTACGAGGTGCCGGCCGGCAACACCGTGGAGCTGGCCATTGCCAAGGCCAAGTACTTCGGCGTCAACGTCTCCGACGTGCTGGAGTTCCAGTCGCAGCCCAAGCTGATGGACATGTTCACCTCCGACGCCGCCAAGCAGATGGCGATCACGGTGGACACCGACGTCCTGAAGTACTCGGTCGACACCACCTACGGCTGGACCAAGGCCGGCACCCCGTCGACCACGGGTTCGGGCCTGAACGCCGGCACCCTGGCCGGCGCCCGCTCGGCGAGCTTCAACCTCGGCGGCGCGGGTGGCACCTACAACGCCTCGACCAACCCGTTCGGAGGCGCCCCGCTGACGCTGTCGACGTCCAACGTCCTGACCACCATCACCGGCCTGTCGTCGGTGCTGGACGAGCAGAACGTCCCGGACACCGACCGCTTCCTGGTCATCACGCCGGCGGTTCGCTACCTGCTGATGAACTCGAACCTGCAGCAAGCCTACCTGACCGGTGACGCCCAGTCGGTGCTCCGCAACGGCAAGATCGGCACCATCGACCGCTTCTCGGTCTACGTGTCGAACCTGCTGCCGACCGCCGCCGCCGGCCAGAACTTCGACACCACGACCACTGGCACCGGCATCTCCGCCAACGCCGTCGCGCGCAAGTGCATGGTCGCCGGTCACAAGTCGGCCATCACCTTCGCTTCGCAGATCACGAAGGTGGAGAGCCTGCAGAACCCGAACGACTTCGGCAACCTGGTCCGTGGCCTCAACGTCTACGGCTACAGCACCATCAAGCCCGAGGCCCTGGCTATCGCCCAGTACCTCTAGTCGTGATAGATGCGGAGGGGGAGGGACTGATCCCTCCCCCTTTGTTTTGGAGGCGGCATGGCCATCCTGGCGTCAACGGTCCTGAGCCGTGTCAGAACCCAGCTGATCGACCCGGCCCCAGGCACGCACTGGACGGACGAGGAGCTGCTTCAGTGGATGTCCGACGGGCAGCGGACCATCGTGTCCGCCATCCCCAAGGCCACCGCGACGATCACCACCCAGGCGCTGGTCGCCGGATCCCTGCAAACCATCGCCGCCGCCGGCTACATGCTGCTGGCGGTCTATCGCAACGTCGGCGGTCGGGCCGTCTACGAGGTTGAGCGCGCGATCCTCGATCGGGAGACGCCGACCTGGCAGACGCAGACTTCCACCGCCGCCGTCACAGCCTATTTCCGGGACGAGACCGACCCTCGGTCGTTCTGGGTCTACCCCCCAAACACGGGCGCCGGGACGGTGACGCTGTCCTATTCCGCCCAGCCGGCAGAGCTGACGTCGTCGTCCGACGCGCTGGGTGTCCTCGACATTTACGCCACCCCGCTCTTCGACTACGTTATGTTTCGAGCCCACCAGAAGGACAACGACTACGCAGCTGCCCAAGGGGTGGCGCAGCAGTACCTCTCGAACTTCTCGGCCTTCCTGGCCAGCCAGTCGGGCTTCTCGACGCCTAAAGGACCCTGACGATGGGAACTGTCCTCGCCTCAGCAATCATCGACGCGGCCGGCCGGCAGCTGTTCGACATCGACAACATCCGCTGGCCGCGCACCGAGCTGCTGCAGTACGTCAACGACGCTCAGCGCCAGCTCGTGACCATGTGCCCGGAGGCCAACGCCACGACCACCACGATGGTCCTGGCGGCGGGCTCACGCCAGACCATGCCCACCGACGCGTGGGTCCTGCTGGACGTGACCCGGAACATGGGCGCCGGTTCGACGCCTGGTCGGGCGATCAAGCGCGTGGACCGCAACGCACTGGACGAGAGCAATTCTGGCTGGGCGACCGACACGGCGACGACCACGGCCACCAGCTACATCTACGACCTGCGGGACCGGACCAAGTTCTACGTCTACCCGCCCGCCACCGGCGGCACGTACGTTGAGCTGATCTACGCCAAGAACCCGGTCACGCTGGCCGAGGGGGACGCCGTGGCGGTCAGCGACAACTACGTCCCGGCCGTGATCGACTACGTCCTCTTCCGCGCCTACAGCAAGAACGCGGTCTACGGCGACCCGGCCCGAGCGGCGTCGTTCCTGCAGGCGTTCTCGATGATCGTGAACAGCGCGACGCAGACGACGTCCAAGCTGGTCGGCCAGATGGACCAGCCCCAGGCGCCGGCCATGCAGACCCCGGGCTCGGGCGGCGGAGGCTGATAGACCATGTCCGTCATCACGGCCGGAAACCTGATCGACAAGGCGGCGGTGGCGCTGTTCGACACGACCAACGCTGAGTGGTCGCGGACCGAGCTGCTGGCTCACCTGAACCAGGGCCAGGTAGCCCTGCGCCTTGGTCGGGTCGGCGAACGTCGCCTGCTTGGAGTGCGCGCGGAACAGGATGAAGTTCAGCAGGGCGTCCTCGTAGGCATCGCTGAGCGTGATCACCGTCGCTTCGCTCGAGATGTCCGCCGGCACTGCGGCATAGGTGATCTCGATGTAGTGGGTGCCGAGCGACGGCGGGTAGATGTAGAACTGGCGCGGGGTCTGCGGGTCGTAGGTGTAGTTGCGCGTCACCGCCGAGGATCCGGCGAAATTCCAGTCAGGTGTGTACGCGTCCAGCAGCTTCCGGCTGGTCGCGTTGATCGTGTAGCCCGGCGTCGAGCCGTTGGTCCCCATGTTGCGCACGC